GGATTACAGTTCGGTTCTTTGATGTAATTCTGTGAGAACGTACATCTGGTCCCACTCAGCGATAACTATTGGTTGTATGAGATACAACGAGAGTTACTAGAGGTGGTTATTGTTGTTTCCTGGTTCATCATCATCACTGAAAAAATCATTTCCAGGTGTTGAAGCCCCTGAGCGTGGTATGTATGCTTTGGGGCGTGGACTGTCATGTCGTGGTGCTTTGCTTGAATCTACTCCTGCAAAAGTTTTCACAAACTTTGTTAGTTGTTCGAACTTCTTACGAAGCTCATCAATTTCATCTTCATTTCTATCCAATTTTATTTGGAAAGGATTACCTGCTGGAAAGTTGGCTCCATTGTTAAACAATCGTGAAACTTGGAGGTAGCTCTTTGTACCAGCAGGGATGGTTGCAGTAGCATTAAATTGTATGGTCATAGTAGGGGATGGAGCAGAGATTTTGTATTGAAAAATCTGAAAATTCGCGGTTGTTGTGTTACTTGAATTCCATCCGTCTATCAGTGTACAACCATTTGCGACCACGTTGACACCAGGGGCAGTTCCAGAAGGTTGGGAGATTGTGTACATTACTTGAATGACATCTCCAATTGCAAAACCATCTGCACTAATATTCCACAATGTAGTGTTGCTTGTGTTCGTCAAAACTGTTGGCAAAAAGTCAGCATTAGTAGCAAAAGTGTACCAATTCCAAAGAGAATCAGCAACACCAACTGTGCCGGTTGTTTTGATGACACCATAAGCCATTTCGGTACCTTGTCCGATCTCATTGAGCTGATCTTGAAATTCAATAACGTAGTCAATATACAATGACCCAAGAACCAAGTTAGCTGCCAGATCAGTGTAAGCTGCAATTTTGTATACGCCTTGAGATGCCAGACGATTGTCTGAGTTTCCCTTTTGGCAAAATAAGTATGGTACATTTTCAGAGACCATACGAGCGACATGAGGCGCCCAGACCTGACTTTCGCCAAATCCGGAACAACTGATGATTTCCTGTGTGTTAACGGTTCCAACAGTAACCTCATCATTCGGGTCGCGCAAAACTGCAGCAACAAGTGAACCACTTGTAGAAGTGGCCGTACTAGGCTCATAGTGCATTTCAAACTTTTTGAAACGAAACTTTTCAAACAACTGAGTCATAAGTCTAACTCTCGAATTTGTAAAGGAGATTGGTTTGAGGGAGAAGGAGGCAAGGATGTCTCCGGAAGTTTGACCTGCCGAAGAAGTCTTAACTTGACCGATATAGTCTCTCCCAACAACAACTTCATGATTTTTACTTCCCGCTGAACGCCAGTAAACGCCTTTGCGTACGGCCGATAAGGCAACGGGAGCTCCAAATCGAGCCCGTCCATTCTTTCCAGGGTTTTTCCTAAGTTGTACCACTCTCTGTCGCTTCGCTGTCGTTGTATTTTGCGGGCTGCCTTCGCTTTTTCTCTTAGCAGCTCTTTTCTCCTTACGCTTGTTAGCTCTTCGTTCTTTGGTTTTTGAGTTTTTTCTAGCCATTTTGTTTCCGTACAGGACTGCCTTTCCGAATATTTTTCCTTTAATTCCAGTTTGTGACGCACACTCATTAAATTTTGAGTCTGCTTCGTCTAAGTCGTCGTCTAGCCAGTAAGCTTTGTCGTGTTCAAGACAGCACTGATCTAAATCGTCGATCGGGTATGTAAAAGGATCAAAAGTTGAGGGTTGTTGCTTGCCAGCTGACCAACCACTTCCACAATAATTTCCGTGTAGCTTGCCTGTCTCCGTTCTGTCCAAAAGAATTCTCTTCCGAATTCGTTTGGGTGCGGATCTCATAGGGCACCACTCCATGAGATTCATGTCCTAGCCAGAAGTACTCTCGAACTTCTTCTATGTAAGGGATTCTTTGTAATTTTAACTCATACGCGTGATCAATAATTCCCAGCAGATCATCGCAGTCAGGGTCTATGTAGACCTCAGCAATTCCGTGAGTTTTCTCGTGCAAAAACACTAAGTACTCAAACAGATTGTGGATAAATTTTTCATCGTCGACAAACGCCGCAAGAAAATAGATGGCCAAAGCTTTACCATATTCTTGCAATACATCCAGATCTCCTTTCGGGAAAACCAGACCCGCCTCAAGGCGATCCCTGTTGTAAACAGGGACGTACTTTCCGTAATAACTTTTAATTGTCGCTCCAAGAAACACCAGTCCTTCGACATGGTCCTGGATCACATCATCAGATTGCTTAAGGAACATTCCAAATCGGTTGTAAAACTCAGCCCGGGAACTGAAGGGCGTGATAAAATGCCAACTTGGATTGACGGCTACAATTTGGTCGTCGGCATACAACAATGCTTCCATCACTTTATAAACATCATTAAGTGACATGGTTTCTTCTGTATCACACATGAAGAGAATATAGGCTATCATGATTAACATGTGTGCCATAACATTGTCGCTAGTTGTATTAGTTTTGCCTGACAACTGACTTCCTGCTTTGTAAATGACCTGCCCATTGGAAAGCACAATAAACACATAAGTTTCGTTCTTGTACTGGAATTCCATTCTATAGCTATATTCAGGGTCTTGTCCTCGGTAGAGATTCACTCTCATACGTCTACAGAAATCAATTAAGAATACTCTGAATCTTTTGTCCCATTTTGAGACATCGCCTGTAAAGAATGTTGCACCTTTTATTCTTGTCAATCGTCTTACCATTTCATCGAAGCCTCCATATTGAAAAGAGACTCCTACTGCATTAAATGTTTTCAAATTATACAACTTCTTGTTGAAGTGTTGATTATCTTGTGCAGTGCTGAAGAAATGTAGTACATTAGCAAATTGATAAAAACGTGTGTTCTTTTCTTTTGCTTTTTCTGAAGGTAAAATTTCCACTTTTGTTGTTCCTAACCAAATGAGAGGTATCCCAATTTTATGGGCGTTCTCCCGCCACCATGGATACGGATCTTTTAGTCCGCCACGGTTGACAAAGTCCTTTTTGTTTTTATAAGTTCTATTGAACCCATGTCCACAAGAACCTTTAGGGTTGTATTCAACATCGTGTACTTCCAAAACCTTAGATTCTACGCCTCCATTTCGAAGCATATCTTGTACAAATCTTTCAGCTTTCTTTAGTATTTTGTCTGGTAGATCAATTGGCTCACACAGATTATGTGCACCCAGTAATTTCACTTGATTAATTTCAGCTTCAAAATCAGGCTTGACAAGAGCAAATTTTGTCGTATTTTGATTGAAGCGTTTCCCATTCGGGTCAAATTCGTGAATATACTTCCCAATTTTGATCGTTTCTATCGAGTCTTCTATCTTCGTTCTTTTACGCGGACTCGTGAAACCAATAGTCATCACGTGGCCCATACTTTCAGTAGGGACCACGCACTCTCCGACGCTTGGTGCGGGCCTCGCTTTCATCCCTCGCCACCAAGTCGCCCACTGTGGAAGATCCACAGCGGGCATTACAAGTTTTTTGACTTGAGGAGCTCATTCGAGCCTAGCAACTTAACAATTGCTTCCTCGAACGGATAATATCCATTCTTCTTTCCTTTGTTTCCTCCAGAAAGGTGGACACCATAAGAATTCTTGCCCTTTATGTCCATGACAGCAGCACCAGAAGTGCCACCCTCTGTTGATACAGAGTGACGGTTCAAATCGTTCAGGCAGATTTTTCCATGAGCGAGCGCAATATCTCCAAGGGGGTCATTGTAACCAACAATTTTAACATCCAAGCCTTGCATAGGCACAGTGGGATGGAGACCTCGGATACCTTGTATCTTCCGAAAAGGACTTAAAATGGTAACATCTTTGTCACCAAACACCTTCAGAACAACAAGTTCTTCCTCATGGGGTTGACCAGTGACAGTGTTGACGATTCGCATCAATACTTTGTCACCTTCCACAGTTTTCTTTAAAACACCATGGTGAGTAGTCACGACGTACTGTCCAACAACAGCCGCCGATTGATCAGGATTTTTGGTATGGGGATTCAAAACAACAATGTTGTTTTTGAAATCACTTGCTGTAGCAAGATGGGAATTTGGTTGAGCACTTTCACGATCATCATCGGAAGGCTCACTATCAGACATAGTAATTTCAATACTTTCCATTTCATCGTCCGATTCTTCCTTTTCCTTACCTTTACTCTCATACTTTGTAGTCTTGAGAGACTTGTTCATTTTTTGCAACTCACGCAAAATGTATTTCTTTCTTTCAACAGGGTCAGTCAACGATTTCTTCACAGCAATATGTGTGGGTTTGCCTGTTTTCTTGCGAATTTCACCATTCAAATCTTTGATTTGTTGAGCAAGTGTGCGATCGGTAACGTTAGCATCATCTGCGTTTTCCGATGCAGAAGAAGAGGGTTGAAACTTCACTTTCTTTTCCTTCTTCTTACCTTTTTTGTTAGGATTTTGTACGTTTTTGTTTTGATTTGCAGATTCCTTGTGATCTTGAACCCATTTTTTCATATGGGCTTTCATAGCATTGACACGTTTCTTGAACTCTTCATTGTCGGCTCTTGCCTTTTTCATAACGTCTTTGTAAATTTCATCAATTGGTCTATCGACTCGCACTACCTTTGTAGAGGCTTCAAATTGATGGAAACCCATAGATTTAGCAATCTTATTGCGTAATTTTCCGGGTAAAATAACGTGAGTATAGAATCGTTCCATGTCATCTGCTTCGTGTGAAGCTTGGACATATGCATCATAAGCATCATTGTCATCTCGATTATAATCAAGATGGTCCATCAGTTCATCACAAAACTCCTTTTGTTTTTGTAGTCTCTTTGCAAACATGCGATCCATGTCATTCAAGTGTTGTTCAATTAATTCATGCTTCTTTTCCGCTAATTCACTCAAGTAATCGAGGTATTCGTATTCTTGTTCAAGATATTCGAAATACCAATCAGATTCCAAGACTTGGCGGGCATTCTCCAACTTTTCATCGGAATTCATACTTTCAACTCTTAAATTTCTCATTGCATCAGACGAGACCACTAACGCTGGCTCACTCATATTAATGGTGGCCATAGCCGGTGCTATCACAGTTTGATCTTTGTTTCTTCTTGCATACACAATTCCATATAACTTCCACAGTATAGGAGCGATAACCAATCCAACAGCAACACCAATTAAAGTTCTGCTTAAATGTTTTTTGGTTGAAATAACTTCAATTACATCGATAAGTTTGTGTGCAATTTTTGTCAAAACGGTTTTTGTTTTCTTTCCTGCCGAAAGTAAGAATTTGCCAGCATTAATTAAAATGTCAGCAATAGACGTATCTCCTTGTTGGATGAAAAAGCTGACTGTGTCAGCGAAACTTCCTTCAGGGATTTGGTCATCATCAGTAACGACGAAATGCAAATTCTTCATTGCAATGTCAACATGACGATCAGGGACACTTTCCAACGAAAATACGGACTCTTCATCATCCGACAATAACGTGGGGATCCACGGAAACGCAGTAGCCTCTTTCGACTTCTTTGTAACTCGCAGACCACTTCTGTCTCCTGCTACTCTTCCTCCAGCTTGCGCTGTAGTTTGTTCCACTTGTTTCTTCATTTCCTCATACGGGGGTCCATACATGACATTTGAAGTGGTATTTACAGTATCTACAACGGCTTCGACCATATCTAGGATGGGTCCAAATTGCTTGCGAATAATCTCAGCTTGTCGTAAGGTGGCTACTTTTGAGCAGACCATTAAGGCTAAGCCTCCTTCGAATCCTCTCTTCAGAGGTGCCACAGATTCATTTTGTTCAGATTCGTTTGCATGTGTTAAGGGGTCTTTTTCGGCTTTGTAATATTTATACAATTCACGGCCTTTCATCACACCGAAGTAAAAAGAAACTCCAGTGATGATGTCTTTAATGCGTACCAATGTTAGTAGGTTCCACACTGCAAATGCAAGAGCGCCGCCAAGTTGTCCGACAATTCCAAATTGTTTACATCTTTCATGGATATATCCTTTCTTCAAAGATTTCCACATGTTTGTAGTTAAACCTTTTATCCATCTAATGATAGATTTTCTTCGGTACACTACATATCCAGATGAAATAAGTGTCAGTACAAGCGTGGCAAGAGGGTTCCAGGCCCATAAGGCTCCAAAACTCGCTCCAACCCATCCGGTCAACCATGAAAATTCCACAGTCGCCGCGAATGGTAGTTGCGCAATAAACATTGCTGTCAGCCATTCACCAATTCGTGTTGCTCCAAGAACGGAGCCAACCGAAATGGTAACCAAAAAATTCCAAGAGGTTACTAACCAACCTTGGCGGGATACTTTCGCAGCACCCTGTCCTGCTTTCTTTGCAGTCCACATGAAAGCGTCACCAAACAATAACTGCGCTAAGCGACTCCATCCAAAGAGTCTCTTCTTCTTGACTCCTTGGTCTTCGGTATCGTCAGGATCTTCGACGACTACCTCTGCTTCTTCTTCTTCATCGTAATCAGATTCCTCATCACCACTCAAATCTTGGATCATTTTGTTAGGCTTGCGACGGTGTTTGTCCACCTTTGCTGCCTTTGCTTCGATTTCCTCTCTTTCTCTGGCAATGTCAGCCAGACGTTGAAGGTCATCAGGTCCGAGATTGGCAATCTCTTCTTGAGACACCCACTTTCCATGGGTTGTTCCACTTGATGAGCGGTGCATTTCGTTGATTGTAGGGTTTTGATTACGG